GGACAAGGAGGCAGGTCTGCGAACACCGGGTGTGGCACCTCCACGAACTCCTTGATCCAATGTAGCACGTCTTTGCGTGGATCACTCTTGTTCTTGTTGTTCCTGATCTTGTTGTTCTTGTTCGACGTCGGGTTGATCTTGGGTGTCGTCCTCGGTTGATTCATTTTTGAGCTCTCTTATTTTTTCCAGTGCTTCGTTTAGTAAACGTTCTTTGGTTTCCAGTTTGATTTGGAGATTGGATATCTCCTTGTTCTGTTCACCAATTTTGTGTCCTAGACTTTGCACGTCGCTGGTTGCGTGTTCCAGTTTAATCAACACCTGCTTGATTCGTGATTCTTTTTGTTTGAGAGAAGACTCTGCGATATCGCGGTCTTTACTTAGATCTTTTATTGTCTCTTTAAGTTCTCGAACTAGTTCGCGTTCCGACATATGTTTAATTATACTGTTCCCTTGCATCCATTATATTATACTATATTTTTTTCAATTTTAAAAGAACGGTTGTCCGGTTTTTTTGGTAGTTTCCAAATTATCTTTGATGATATCACTGATTATTCCTCGCTCTTCGTTGCTCATGTGCAGTGCTTCTTGGTAAGTTACTCCTCCTCGCATGAACCAACAGATCTTGAACAATTCCTGTTTTACAGTTTTACCTTCATTTTCCAAATCTTTGAGATATTTTATAATATCAGATTCCTCGAGTGACAGTAACTTTATACGAAAAAATTTGAGTTATCAAATGTCAATGGTACTTCGTAAGATATAGGTGCACCTTTTTTGATTTGCTCTTCATCGGATTTCACTGTGAACGGTTTCACCGCACCTTGTGATCTCATCTCAATCAGTGCATTTTCAATTTCCTTGATTTTTTTCGCACCTGCATTTTCTACAAAACTTTTTATTTGTATGGGATCTGACACCGATTGGCCATCTGGTAACTTTATAGAGTTTATGTTATTGATTAATAGTGTTGAATTTAGTTCATTTAATTTTTTAAAACTTTCTGTGAACCTTTTTGTTTTTTCTTCTGCAGGCAATTCACTGGCATTGATCTGCGTGTATAATCTTTGTTGTTCGAATGTTTTTAATTGTGCATCGGTCATTTCCTTGTATGTCAAAGGTTTGATTTCGATCACAAGTCCATCCGATGTTGTGAAAGTGTCGTCGATCTTTTGTTGCTGAATCCTGTCCAACACATCCGGTAATCTGATCTCGTGCTTGATGGAGTCATTTGTTACCGGAGCAACACTCGTGACTTCCATTGTTTCCCCAAAACTTGCAATCCTGATTCCGACCAACACTGTGTCAATGTCGTAATTCACAAGTCTCCATGGATCAAGTATTGTTGGTATACAACTTTTGATAACATCAACCGTTGCTTGTCCGTTCATCATGGCATCAGGTGTTCTAAATGCCAATTCGTCCATGGCTGTCATTGGCAATACAGGGTGTTCTCCTGTTGTGGTTTTAGCAACCACATCGCTTTTGTAGTATTTTTCACCACTGGGCAACTTGATACTGATAGCCGGTTGCCTGTAGTACTTTTGTAATGGGTTCGATTTTTCTGTCATTTTTTATTCTATAAATATACACTATAACAACAAGTGTGTCTATATTTATCTGGGCACATTATGGCGGTTTTTAAAGCATGGCTGATGACATTTTAAACGAGATACAAGACCTTATTAACAAGGTAAAACAAGACAAATCTGGTAAAAATACCGGTGTCACTGCTTCATCTGTTACAGCATTGGCTAAAGCACTGGCCAAAGCGTCCTCGAGCACAGAATTAAGAAGATTAAACCAAGAGTATACCAATCTAATTAAATCGGCAAAACTTTCTGCAAAAGCAGAATCAGATTCAATAAAGATCTTAAATGAATTAACAGATGCACAAGAAAAAACCATCAAGGCATCACAAGACCTTGACGAGAGATTCTTTCAATTGGCAAAAGCCACAGGTGCAAGTACAGTACAAGCACAACGATTTGCCGATCGAGCAAAAACTACCAGAGGTGTTTTAGGAAAACTCGGTGATGCCGCTTCAACCGGATCCGGTAAAATTTCAGACTTTACAGAAAGTTTTAAAGGATTAGGACCGATTGGCGGATTTATCGCAGACATCGGTGCTCGACTCGAATCAAACATTGACAATTACAGAACTCTTGCAAATACTGGAGCAACTTTTAACAAAAGTTTAATCGAGTTAAGAGAAACTGCCGCATCGGCTGGATTACCGATCAGCGACTTTGTTAATTTGATCAAATCAAATTCAGAAAATTTAGCATCACTCTACGGAAGCACAACTCTGGGAGCCAGAGGATTTGCTAGATTAAGTGAAGCATTCAGACAGACGTCAGTGGAACAATTGATGCCGTTGGGTCTCACTGTGGACGAGTTAAATGAAAATTTATTAACCTCAATAACTCTACAACGAAGATTAGGAATTTTTGATCAAAATGCCACAGAAGAAAATGTTAGAGCGGCAACAAATTTAACTTTGGAAATGGACAAACTGGCCAAGTTAACTGGACAACAACGTTCGGCCATGGCGAGACAACTAGAAGCACAGTTGTCAAATGCAAGGTTTAACGCCTTCCTGGGAAGACAAACAGAAGACACTCGACAAAGATTACAAGTATTCGCCGCCGGAATTTCAGAAATTAGTCCTTCATTTAAAACAGGATTAGAAGATTTGATCGCGAACGCCGGTGTACCTGTAACAGATGCGGCAAGAGATTTAGCAATGTCTATGCCGGGTATTGACAGCATAGTAAAACAATTGATTTCCGGTAGCATTGATATGGGAACTGCAATGACATTGATGCAATCGTCAGCGAAACAATCTCAAGAAATGTTTAGAGGTGTTGCTGAAACAGGACAAGTTTCATTCATTGATAATTTATTTCCAGGCATTAACGCATTGGCAACAAAGGTTTTTGATTTATCAGCAGTGACCGATGAACAGAGAGCTCAAGCCGATGCCACAACAAAATCATTATCACAATTTCAAGATGCTTCGAAAAGATTATCATCATCATTCCAATCAATCGAAACCGGTTTCTTTGCCACAATTGGCGATGTATTAGGACCGGCCGGAACAGGATTGAATATGGGAATGAAATCGCTCGCCACAGGCATAAGTGAGTTGAGTAACGGAACCAAAGCACTTTTATATGTGTCACATCAATTTGGCTCATGGCTCATGGACAAAGCCGCTCAAATTGTAACAACTTCATTGGGAGTTGCCGCTGGTATTAGGTTGGCAGGTCCTATGGGAATTGGCATGGGCACTGTAGGCAGAGTGGCCGGACGTGCAGGCGTTGCCGGGTTGGGAGCGGCCACGGCAATAGGTGGTGCTGGATTGGCAGGATCAGCCGAAACTCCTGGAGGCAAGGCATTGGGCATAGGAACAGCGGCACTGGGTGGTGCTGTAACTGGAGCACAAATTGGTATGCTGTTTGGTCCGGCGGGTGCGGCAATTGGTGGATTGTTGGGAGGATTGGCAGGTGCTGGATTGGGTGCTGTCGCGGCTTCTGGTAACAAAACCGGTGAAGGAAGATTAACTGGAACATTGGGAGAAACTGGTTATAGATTCGAACCAAAAACAACAAAATTAACTGTACACAAGGGAGAAACTGTGTTAAATCCACAGGAAGCAAAACAATATGCCACAGAGACCGATGGTAATAATATAATGAGAGCCGAATTGATGAAGTTTAATACCACTGCACAGGCAACTCTAGAAGTACAAAAAAACGTGGAAAAACAAATAAGTAGACTAGTAAGCATTAATGCAAACACAGAAAAAAATACAGAGAAGTCGAATAAAAAACTTGATCAATTGGGCAGTTCTCTAGTATAATATTGATATGGCTTGGAAAAAATATTTTAAAGACGCAAACCTTTCACCAATAGCAGGTGACAGAAGTCCACAATTCGCAAAAAGAAATTATTCATCTTATCTGCCCGATGTTTACACTGGACATCCTAACAGAATTCAAAGATACTTTCAATACGATCAGATGGATACCGACTCTGAGATCAATGCGGCACTAGATATATTGGCAGAATTTTGTACACAGGACAACACCGAAAACGAAACACCGTTTGATTTAGTTTTCAAAGATGAAATAACACAGTCTGAAATTAAACTTTTAAAAAAAGCACTACAACAATGGGTCAAAACAAATCAATTCAGAAAAAGAATTTTCAAATTATTTAGGAACGTTTTAAAATACGGAGATTGTTTCTTTATCAGAGATCCAGAAACCAACAAATTGTTATATATCGATCCAGCAAAAGTAGACAGGATCATTGTCAACGAGTCGGAAGGCAAACTGCCAGAACAATATATCATCAGAGACATAAATCCAAATTTACAAAAATTATCTGCCACGCAGATCACACCAAATCAATTGTACGGTGGTACCAACCAAGGAGCATTCAATCAGAATTTTACTACTGCCGGACAAGCCGCGGGTAACATGGCATCAGGCACAGGCGGTGCTTCGGGAGGAAGATTCTACAGAACAATGAATCAATATGCCATCAATGCCGAACACGTGGTACACTTGACATTGAGTGATGGAATGGATAATCTATTCCCATTCGGACAATCGGTTCTAGAACAGGTATTCAAAGTTTACAAACAGAAAGAGTTATTGGAAGACGCAATCATCATCTACAGGGTACAGAGAGCACCAGAACGAAGAGTGTTCTACATCGACGTGGGCAATATGCCAACACACTTGGCCATGCAGTTCGTTGAGAGAGTCAAAAACGAAATCAACCAAAGAAGAATTCCATCAACATCGGGTGGTGCTAACTTTATAGATGCCACTTACAACCCAATGAGTATCAACGAAGATTACTTCTTCCCTCAAACAGCGGAAGGTCGAGGATCTAAAGTAGACACATTACCGGGCGGTACTAACCTGGGCGAGATTGACGATTTGAGATTCTTTACAAATAAATTGTATAGAGGATTAAGAATACCAAGTTCATATTTGCCAACTGGAGCGGATGACGGTGCACAACAGTACAATGACGGCAGAGTGGGCACAGCATACATTCAAGAATTGAGATTCAACAAATACTGTGAAAGATTACAAAATTTAATCTCACCGGTGTTGGATGAAGAGTTTAAAATTTGGATCAACAACAAAGGTTATACATTAGACGGTAGCACATTTGAAATCAAATTCAATCCACCACAAAACTTTGCTCAATACAGACAAACCGAGATGGATCAAAGCAGGGTAGGAACATTTACTCAGGTAGCAGAATTACCTTATATGTCAAAAAGATTTGCTCTCAAAAGATATCTAGGATTAACCGAAGAAGAAATGGCGCAAAATGCAACATTGTGGGCAGAAGAAAATAATGTGGCACAGAAAAAACAATCCAAGACAACACAGATGAGAACAGCAGGAGTTTCACAAGCCGACGTTAGTGCGGATCTAGATAATCTAGAAGAACCAACAGCAGAACCAGGCACTGAACAACCAGGACAACAAACAACCACACCGGGAGCACCAACACCACCAGGACAAACTCCGGGTGGAGGAACACAGGTTTAAAATAAATATCGTTATGAAATTGAATGAATTTTTTCAACATACAGAAAATGGCTTCGAGCAACAAAAAAATTATAATGCCGAAGACGATATTTCTATTTTGGACACCGACGATACACGAAAGACTAGATTAACTCTAGGACAAATTAACAAAATGCGACTTGCTTCTGAACAACACGATGCAGAACAGAAGGAAGAAGCAGTTTTCGTTCAAAAAATGTATGGTCAACCACTTGCCGACGATAATATATCTTTGTAATAATATATAAAGTGTGTAACATATGAGCAATACAACAGCATTTGTATTAGGCAACGGCGAATCCCGTAAAGGTATAAAAATTGCTGATTTACAAAAACACGGAAAGGTTTATGCCTGTAATGCCGTTTATAGGACCGAAACTCCAGATTATCTCGTTGCTGTAGATCCCAAAATGATTTTAGAGATTTGCGAAACTGATTATCCCAAAAACAATTCGGTTTGGAGCAACTACAATCATCAGTATGACAAGGTTCCAACAGCAATTAATCATGTACAATGGTTCAAACCCAGCCTAGGATGGTCATCCGGCCCCACAGCATTGAAATTAGCCTGCGATCATGGACACAAACAAATATACATATTAGGGTTTGACTATCAAGGTCACTCGAGGGATCAAAGAAAAACCAGTTTTAAGTTCAACAATGTTTTCAAAGACACCCGTAATTACAAACAAAGCAAGGACGAAGCAACATTTTATGGCAACTGGATGAATCAAACTAAAAAAATTTTCATAGATTATCCAGACATCAAGTTCAACCGTGTGGTGCCGGCAAACTGGTTTCGTCCAAACGACTTAGAATTCAATCCCAATTTCAGTACAGTTGATGTGTTGGACTTCCTGAAAATGTATGATCTGCAGATAAAATTATAAAAATCACGAAAAAGTCTTATTTTGAGACAAATATGGGCCTTTTTGAGCCTATTCTATAGCCGTTTTAGGTTCTTTTATGTAAATACAACACTTATAAGTTAAACGAACGTATACATTTAAAGGAGCACGTGTAATGTCAAATAAATTTGAACAATTATTAGAATTGCTGATTAACGAAGAAAATGAAAAAGCGGAAGCGTTATTTCATGAAATCGTTGTAGAAAAATCTAGAGATATCTACGAAGGATTAGCAGAAACTACTGAAGAAGAAACAGTAGAAGAAAACAAAGAAGAGTCTAAAGAAGAAGCAGTAGAAGAAGCAACTGAAGAATCTAAAGAAGAAGCAGTAGAAGAAGCAACCGAAGAGTCTAAAGAAGAAGCAGTAGAAGAAGGCGAAGAAGTTGAACTTGCTGACGAATCTGAAGAAACTGAAGATGAGTCAATCGAAGAAGTAGGCGGAGATGCAACTGACGAGTTAATCAAAGATGTATCTGCTCCGGAAGCCGAAGAAGAAATGCCAGGTGATGAAGAAATGCCAGGCGATGACGCTGAAGCAGAAGGTGACACTGAAGAAAGAGTTGCAGACTTAGAAGATGCTTTAGACGAATTAAAAGCAGAATTTGAAAAAATGATGTCAGGCGATAAAGGTGAAGAGTCAGAAGAAACTGAAGAAGAGTCAATAGACGCTCCAGTAGAGGCTGAAAAAACTCCTTTTGAATCAAAAGAAGCGGACAAGGAAACTGTAAAAGAATACAAAATTCCAAAATCTGCTGATAACACTGACAAAGCAGATGGCAAAAAATCACCAGTAAATGATGCAGGAACAAAAATGGGACACGGTGCTAAAAATATAGCACAGGGTTCTGCTGAAGAAAAAGGCAGAGCGGCTCCGACTGCAGAAAAAATCATCGGTGATGTTGCAAACACGCCAGGTAAAGAAAAAGCGGCAATGAAAGCGGCACCTAAGGCGGAAACTGCTGACAAGGCTGATAACAAGAAATCACCAGTTGCTTCTAAGTAATTGTTGATTAATTTGGAGAAGATCTGATGTCATCATTATACCTTAGAGAAAATCTAACGTTTGATCAAGCCAGAGTTCAGGTACTTCATGAAGGTAAGGACGGAAAAGACCTTTTCATGAAAGGAATCTGCATACAAGGCGGTATTAAAAATGCCAATCAAAGAGTTTATCCTGTGAATGAAATACAAAAAGCAGTGAAAACACTCAATGATCAAATCACGTCTGGATACTCTGTATTAGGTGAAGTGGATCATCCAGATGATTTAAAAATTAATTTGGACCGTGTGTCTCACATGATTACTGAGATGTGGATGGACGGACCAAATGGATACGGTAAAATGAAAATTTTACCAACACCAATGGGCCAACTTGTCCGAACAATGTTAGAATCGGGTGTGAAATTAGGAGTATCGTCGAGAGGAAGTGGTAACATTTCTGAGTACGGCGGTGGAGAAGTTTCAGACTTTGAGATCATCACTGTGGATGTTGTGGCTCAACCTTCGGCACCAGGTGCTTATCCAACTGCCATATACGAACACCTTATGAACACAAAAGGTGGAAACATGGCAATGGGTTTGGCGGCTGAAGTTAGAAACGACAAAAAAGCACAAAAAGCCCTTACAGAGGCATTAACCAACATAATAAGAGGACTAAAATAATGTTCGACGCAATATCAAAACTAGTTGAATCAGGCGTTATTGGAGAAGATACAAAAAAATCTATCGAAGAAGCGTGGGATTCAAAAATAAAAGAAAACAGAGAACTAGTAACCGCTGAACTGAGAGAAGAATTTGCTAAAAGATACGAGCACGACAAAAATAACATGGTCGAGGCTATTGATACGATGATGACTGAAAAGTTGTCTGAAGAGATCAGCAAATTTGTCGAAGACAGAAAAGCACTAGCTCAAGAAAAGATCACTTACAAAGAATCAGTAGGTGCTCATTCTAAAAAATTAGAAGAGTTTGTATTAAGCAAACTTACTAATGAAGTTAAAGAACTACACGACGACAGAAAATCTGTTGGCGAAAACTTTGCAAAATTAGAGGAGTTCGTTGTAAACGCACTTGCTAAGGAGATCAAAGAATTTGCAGAAGACAAGAAATCTGTAGTTGAAACTAAAGTGAAATTAGTGAAAGAAGCAAAGGCTCAACTAGCCAAGTTAAAAGAATCTTTCATTAAGAAATCTGCTAAGGTTGTAGAAGATGCTGTAACTAAAAAGTTAGGTGAAGAAATTAGCCAACTTAAAGA